ATACTCAATTAAGCCACTTGGCGCACTAAAAGGGCCAACAACTATTGCATTAACACCACGTGACTTAACATAAAAATTACCTTCGTTTACATTGGCATCTTGGAATACAACATTAGTGCCTTCGGGCCATGTTTCAGTTGGTAAGTCTGTTGGGTAACGAGTCGACAATAAATTATAAGTTCGGTCATCTTCAGTTACTTCAGTGTCGTAAGTTATCCAAAACTCTAATGCTTCAACAACGCCACTTGGTGATGTGCTTTCGAACTGAACACGTGGCCGACTATCACGTTCAAACTTTGTGTATTGTGGGGTTCCTGGAATACCTATTGTTCCGATGCTTTGTAATCCGTCATCAGTTTCAACTGTATATTCTTGTATGTCGTATGCGTATACATCAGCTTCATATTCTAAACAATTAAAACTTACTAATAATTCACCATCGTCGCCATCAACTTCTTCAACCTCGATGATTCTAAATGGTTTATTAGTATATCCAAATACGTCTGAAGTAACTCCAATTACTTGTCCAGCTTTTAGATTGATATAGCTGTAATCAGCGGTGAATTTAATTATCTTATCAACTCGACCCTGCTTTAAGTATTGTAATCCAACTTTAAGTGCAACTGCTTGTCTATTAACAAATGGCAGTTTAACTTCTAATACAGTTTCGGGTTCGTTGTCAAGTAGTTCACTTGTTGGTAATGATACCCGAACATAATCTTTCTTATCAAGTATTGTGCTGTTTTGATATTCAACTTCTGCTACACTGTTAAGCTGTGTTAATGATGAACTGGAAATTGATATATCACCTACAATATTGTCATCGCTAAATGTCGCAATGGTCGTTTCTTCTTTGTTAATAACGACTGTCCATTGTCCGACGTGTATATCGTAGCTGATCCAACTGTTAGCACTCGATGCTAATTCTTCCATGTTGTCAAGAACAGAGTTGCTTGTATTAACAACACCATTGATGTTATATGTTGTAGTTGATGTTGCTCCACTTGGCAGTTTGAAAGTAAATCCATCTGCTGCATATGAGTTCAAATCTAAAACACTATTATCTAAATCAGTGTCTAATAAATTACCACCATAATCAACATTAGTCATATAGTCATACAACACATCACCAGGGAGTGTCATATCACTTGTTAGTTGGAAGCGACAGTCAGGGATACCAGTTGTGTTCTTTGCTCTATTATAACGCACCTCAACAATAGCGTATATTAAGCCTGTCATTGGGTAAGTTGCATCCCAGTGAGACATAACTTCAGTTGCTGCTGGGGTTGTTCCAACATAACCATCTGGCTGCATTGGATCTGGTGCATACATGTAAACTTTTACTTGATCTCGTAAGCTAATATCTTGATTGCCATTAGCGTCAAGTGTGTAATCAACAGTGAATCCGTCTTCTTTGAATATAACCCTGTTATTACCAATGTATACATCATTAAATGAATATGATGTTGCTGTGCTGTCAGATTTCTTAGTTCCTGTTTGCTCACATAAAGTCAAGCAATAACGCATAGTTTTGTAGTCTGACGTTAATTCAATGTCAGTAATCATACCACCAAAATAAGCAGTTCCATACAATACTGGAATCTTTGACGAAGTGTCTGGATTCAGCTGTATTCTATTACCAAGGTCTTTTGGCTCTTTAATGTCATTAGCAGATTTGTTAAGGCTTTTGTTCAACAAATACATACCGTAGCCAACTGCTGCGGTGCGCACTAAACTTGCTGCGGCACTTGCTCCACGAATCCAGTTCCATGCTGCTGTAAAATAACCCATTGTTAACTCCCTACCATTGTAATACTAACATTTCCATTAACTGTTGCTGGTGCGCCAAAGTTAAAGTTACTATTAGCTAGTGCTGGAACTCTATTCATACTGCTTTCATCTGCAAAGTCCGCTGGGTTCGTTCTTCTTCCTGAAATCTTACTGTTCAGTATCTCAACTGGACTTGCACATGTTAATGTTATTGTAGTTGTTGCTAATAATTCTGTAACATCCACATCATCACTGACGTCATACCCTGTTATTATTCCTTTATATTTTAATAACGGATTTGGATCAATTGTTGCATCTAATATATGTGTATGTGGATCAAATATTCCACGATATATTTCAATGGCACTACCTCTAATTTGCTGATCTAGCACTGTTGAAACACTCCCTGAAGGAATCCCACTTAAACTTACAGTGAGCTGACTATTTGACGCTTTTAAGCTATCTACATATCCAGTAACACTCAATAAATTACCAATGTTAGTATATGTGTCACCACCAAAAGTTATTGGAGTATTATAGTCACTTAAAAAAGCAGTTTCGAAGTCTGGAATTATCCACTTTATAAAAATTGCTGTTTCAATTGCTCTAGTTGATGTAAAGTCAAGCATTATAATACCTCATAAAATACAAAAGAGCCACCCCATGAAACTTGATCACGTGCAAATATTGTCCACTGTGGGGAAGTAACACATATTACAGTAATAGTTTCTGTTGGATCAATATCACCCCGGTCCAACCAGGCCATCTCTCCAGTGGCTTTAATTATTATGTCCTCTGTTGTAAAACGATCAGCATCTTCGATTTCTTTCACTTTGTCGCCAATGTCACTCCATCGTGGACCATCAGGTAACTTAACAGAAAATATTCTAGCTGTTGTTCCTCTACTTGTTGCTTTTACTTTTAAGTTGCGGGTTATTGTTTGCCCAACAACTGATTTATTATTAATGGATATCTGCTGTGCATTGTCGAATATCCATTGGAATGGAGCACTCATTATCTACCTCCTGCTATGCGTTTACGTCCTTGTTCAGTTACTGCGTATAAAAATTGTGGATCTTTTGCTACTAACTGTTTGAAGCTACTTGCATCAACTGCATTAATATGATATGTAACATTGCCCCCTCCCATTTTATCTGCGGGAGTAACTGTTGCTGGTCCTTGGACTAATTCTGGTCCAGCTTCACCTACAACACCATAACGTCCAGCTGGAATATTACCACCGTTAGCAAAGAAGCCACTAAACTTACCTGCGCCACCACTTATCATAGTTCCCATTAATCCAGCAGCAAATCTACGAATTTCAATACGAAGCAATTCTTCTATAATTGTATTTGCAAAGTCTTTGAATTCAAACTTTCCGGTTCGAACAAAGCCAACAAGTTGATCTTCCATACCTTGTGTAGTTAGTCTGAATATGCTTGCTGCCGCTTGTGCTGCGTTAGTTGCATCTTCACTATATGATCGATATGCTTTTTTCCAGCCATTAGCAAATGAACGTTGTTGTTTATAAGTTGCTTCAGCTAATTTTTGTTGATCATCTATTGCTTTTTTAGCTTCTTTGGAAATTTCAGCAATTTGATCTGTTATTTGTTTACTATTAACATCAGTTTTAATGTCAAGTAGTTTATTTTTTTCAATTTCTAGACTTTGTTCAATACTGCGTTTAATGTTAGCTAAATCTTTTTCAAGCGTGTTCAAATTCATTGAATCAAATTCAAACTTAGCATCAGCAGTAGCTTGTTGTAACCCATACATATATTCTTTTGCATTTTTTATTGCATTTGATGTTACTAATGCTGCGGCAGCAATTGCTTCATTAGAATCTTTAGTATCTTTTGCTGAGTTAGCTCCTGATTTAATCTCTTTTGCTGTGCCTGCTGACGCTTCTGCTAATGCTAATGCTGCTGCTCCCCCCATGTGAACTTCTTTAGCTAATCTTGCTGCTTCTTTTTCCGCACTTCTTAAATCAGTTACAAGTTCACCAACATAATTACCAACAGCACTAAACGCATCTCCAATGTAGTCAGTGCCTAATACATCATTCCAATCAACAGCATATGATGTTTTAATATTGTCAATTTCTTTGCCAAATGACTCGCCTAATCCAGAAAAAGCATTGTCAATTTTATTGGTGCCCATTGAGGTAATAAAATCCCATAATTCACCAAACATGTGTCCAGCTTTAATAACAAAAGTTGCTATCATGTGAACAATACTCTTAAATATTTGTTTGAATACGTTCGGGATTGCTATGATGTGTTCAATTAAACCAACAGTAAGACCAATAGTTAAATTGAAACTGTTTTTCATTGACGTTGCAACATAACCAAACATTGTCTTGAATAGTTCACGGACACCTTTAGTTTTTTCCATAAGTTTTCCAAATAAAGTTACAACGACTGAAATTGTTGATTTAGTTATATTCTTCAATTTAAAAAATACAGCTTCAAATAGCTCGCCAAGTGATGTAGTAACACCACCAACTTCAAACACACTGTCTTTGAAATATATAAAGGCTGCTGTTAATGCTGCAACAACTGCAATAGCTATCCCAATTGGACCACCTAATGCTGTCATTATAGCTGCAAGTCCAGCTGAGTCAAGTGCAACGGCTGATATCATAAAATTTAAGTTACCAAGAGCAACAACCATTGCTTGAATAAATCCAACTATTTTTAACCCAGTTATAATAGTTAATGCAACAAACAATGGTTTAATATTTTCAAACAGTAATTTAGCTGCTTCTGCTGTGGTTCTGATTGCTGTTGCAAGCCCATGACCTAATGAAATTGCTAATTCTTTATTGGCTCTTAACCATTTAGACATATTATCAGCAATTTTAATAATTTCAGGTTTTAATTCATCACCAATGACGTTTGCTGTTTCAAACACTGCGCCTTGTAAGTTAGACATTGCTTGGTTAAGTGTTCCAGCGTTGGCAG